ATCCCAGAAAATATAAGGGTGATCCAACAAATATCATTTATAGATCACTATGGGAAAGAAAGTTTATGATGTATTGTGATTTGAATGAAAATATTATTGAATGGGGATCTGAAGAAATTGCTCTACCATATCGATCTCCTTTAGATAATCGTGTTCACCGTTACTTCCCAGACTTCTATATTAAGGTCAAAGAAAACAATGGATCTCTCAAAAGATATTTGATTGAGATCAAACCAAAGAAACAAACGGTAGAACCAAAAGTTCAAAAGAGAAAGACAAAATCATATATCTACGAAGTAACTGAATATGCCAAGAATATGGCAAAGTGGAAGGCAGCAGAAGAATTCTGTAAAGACCGTATGTGGGAATTCAAAGTGCTAACCGAAGATGAACTAGGTATCCGCTGATGGCATATCCAACAGACGATAAAGAAAATAGAATTCGTTCTGTAATGGATAATCTTATCGGGACTGAAGATCCTGATGATTTGATGCTTGAATTACTTGGTGTATTAGAAGAAGGTGGTAAAGTTCCAGAATCTGGTAGATACTATGTCTTCGTATATAATCCAAAAACTCCCAATATCAGATACGATCAAAATCCTCTTGTAGCAGTTAGTGATGTATTCACCTGGGGATTTAGAGGAATCAACTTACATTGGGGCGAAGTCAGACAATATACGTGGAATGAAATCGTTGGACAGATCTATGAAATCTACTCAGATGAACTTGCAGATGTTCAGGAGATCCCTTTTGCAAAATACCGTCTAAATAGTTGATAATAGATCTATTGGAAATATAATGCCTGCAGCAGGTCTTTTAAGATACCCCTACGAAGCAATAACTCAGAACACTGATTACTTGCAGATCAGAATCTTTCATTATGAAAGGGCAAATACTGGTATTGATGCATATACAGGGGGAATAACTCCGAGCACTGCAGCACTTGATGTATCAAATTATGCTTCAAATAAAGCAAAAGTTTTAGAACCTGGTGGTGTAATTATCCTTCCAATGCCGTCCAACATTCAAGATTCTAATGTCGTTTCTTACGATAATGATTCTATGAATGCATTTGCAGCACAAGGTGTTAAAGTAGTTGAAGAAATAATGGGTGGTCTTGGCAAGGGATTGGGAAATCTTGCTAGTGATAATTTAACAGGTAAAATGGATCCAAGCGGAACAGGAGCAAACAAACAAGGACCATCTTTACTTTCCCAAACGACACAAAGATTAAGTGAAATATTGAAGAGTGATGAAATTAGATCTGCTGCTACATCGAAACTTGCAATACAAGCAGTTAATCTTTTTGGTGCTAATGTAACTTTTAATTCACTTCTTGCAAGATCTGGTGGTAAAATTTTAAATCCAAATATGGAGTTGCTTTTTAATAATGTAACTCTCAGAACATTTAGATTTTCTTTTAAATTTGCTCCACGAGATAAACATGAAGCAACTGTCGTTAAGTCTATTATTAGGACTTTCAAGAAAAATATGGCAGCAAGAAAATCTGGGGAAGAAGCATTTTTAAGAACACCACATTTATTTAAACTAACGTATAGAAAGGGAAATCAAAATCATCCCTTTTTACATCGATTCAAAGACTGTGCTCTTAGTGATATGAGTGTTCAATATACTGGTGATAATGTTTATGCAACATATGCGGATGGAACACCAGTTTCTATGATTATGAATCTAACTTTTAAAGAAATGATGCCAATTTATAATGAAGATTATAATTTTGATGACAGTGGTAATGCAATGCCTGATCCAAACGATGGTCCACAGTCTAATTTAATTTATGGTGTAAATGATGGAAATAGTTCCAAAGACGTAGAAGGAGTAGGATTCTAAAATGGGATACTTCAGAGAACTACCTAATTTTGAATACATCTCGCCATTATCTGATCGTAACAAAGATAATGAATATATTATGGCGAAGAATTTATTCAGAAGAGTCAAACTAGTAGATGACTTTCAAAACTCAACCACTAACTTTGAAAAGTATTACATCAAAGATGGTATGAGACCAGATCAAGTTGCTCTTGAACTATATGGTCTTGCAACTCACGATTGGGTGGTTCTTATTTCTGCTGGTATAACTAATGTAAGGAATCAGTGGCCATTATCTGATCGTGATATCTATGATTATGCTCAGGAAAAATATGGTGTTGATGTTAATGCGACTCGCTTCTACGAAACTAAAGAAGTAAAAGATAGTAATGGTAGATTGATTATGCCAAAGGGGCAGATTGTTGATGCATATTTCAAATCACCAAAACCAAAAGTAGATACTGCACCAACATCATCATATGTTCGATTCTGGGACAGTGGTCTCGATACAGAAGTAACAAAAACTGATATCACATCTCCCGTTACTAACTTTGAATATGAAACTAGATTGAATGATGAGAAGAGAGGAATATTTGTATTAAGACCATCTTATCTACAGCAGTTCTTATCTAACAATAGATCTGTTATGCAATATGGAACTTCTACACAAACAGTAAGTAGAAAAATCAAGAGAGGAGAAAATACTAGAATCTGATCACCACAATAGATCTAGTTTCTTATCAAAGATCATAACATATCGGTGTTTACGAGATCTGTCTTTCCACTCACCCTCTGATCCTTTGACACTCCCTCTAGAGTGTTTAGTTCCGTCTGCAAAGTAGAAATCTTTCTTTGGTTCTGATAGACCGCAATACCGAAAGTTGCAAGCGCGATAAATTGTACCAGAATGATGGTCACTATCAGCGTATGAGATAATCCCCCTAACGTTGGTCTCTTTTCTAAGGCGTCTAATCGCTTTTGATACGAACCAAGAAGTGATATTATACTCGCTCTGCTGAGTAGTCGGGTGGATGCAGAGTCTTGATAGTTCAAAGAGTCCATCTTGTTCATGACGTTGTAATCCAAAAGCACCTTGTGCAATTTCAGGAACAGGGAGACCTGTAAAAATACAGACTCCCTGAATACCACCAATGTTTAGTGGACAAAAATCATTGTTTTTGTATAGACCGTAATTATAACCAGACTTAAAGGTTTTGGAAACATCCTTCAAATAATGAAACCGCAGAAGTAACTCTGCGGCTTCGGATTTGGTTACACGATCTATTGTGTAATCAGACTTCACTCCTCAGCAAGTTTAGCGAAGTAGGAGAGAGCATCATCATCTTCATCGGAAGAATTGGATGGCAGAATGTCGTCTGCATTGAAGTCACCAGGAGTAGAAGTCACTGCGGGTGCAGCACCACGGTTAGAAGCACGGAACTCTTCCTCTGCCTCAACGGTTTCCTGATCCTGGAAACGAGGGGTGCCCTTGTTACCCAGAACATAATCAAGACGCTTCTTCAGTGCATCGTAGTCCTTGAACTGATCAGCAGCAACGAACTCGGAGAGGGAGAACTGCTTCTTCCAGATTGCTTCCATTGCATCATCATCGTCCAGCAGAGCAGACTGTGCAGCAAACTCAGAAGAATCGTAGTTGCGATAACCTGCAACGTTCTTTGCCTTCAGTTTGAAGTTGGCACCTTGCCAGAAGTCGAACGGATCGATTGCTTCCTCGTCCTCAAACTCGGGTTGCATAGCAGCAGTCAGTTTGTCAAAGATCTTCTTGCCATACTTGTAGAGCATCACTTTACCCTCGTTCTGAGGATTGGCAGGATCCTTCACAACATAGATGTTGCTGATGTAGGTGAGTTTACGCTTCTGCTTACGAGCAGCATCTTTACCTGCATCGGTTCCGTTGTTCCACAGCAGCGAGTTGTATTCAGACACAGGATCTTTCTGCCCCAGAGTGGTCAGAGAGTTCTCGATATACCAACCACCAGGACCTTGGAAGGCGTGGGAGTAGAGTTTCACAAACGGTAGATCCTCACCGTTGGGAGCAGGCAGGAAACGGATAACGGCATAACCATTGCCGCTCTTATCACATTCCAGTTTCCAGAGACGGTCATCACCTGAACCGCCAGTATTATTCATTTTTTCAACTTCCTTAACCAGTTTTTGGGTAAGGGAGCCCAGTTTAGATTGCTTCTTAAGGTCAGCAAAAGACATTTGGATTTCCTCGGATTGTTTGGATTTGGGGGATTTACTTGGATAGTATAACGAAGTTTTGCTCAGGTGTCAATGTAGTCCTTGAGCGATTCAATGGTCTTGTTCATACTATCGAACAGTAGATTCAGATCGGTTTCAGGGGGGAACCCCATCATAGCAACCGACTTACGTAGGTTCTCTTTCATCTCAACCGCTTTGGGGTCGTCCGAAAGAGATAACCTAGTATACATCACTCTCTGCTTTTCTAGCAACTTTGCTAGTTTATCAACTTTATCTATCCTTGCATCGCGGTCCATAGTGCTGAAGGCAAGGAGAGACCCATAGATCTCTTCCTGGAGTGTATTAATCTCCTTCAACTCTTCTTGTATGATTTCGGAATCGAAAAAATTACTCATGAACTATTGACCGCAATACTTTTTTATATTGAAATACATCAATATTTATGAAGGGATTATACTTTTTAATTTTAAGACTTACGGTTTCCCACACGGGATCATCCAACTTCTTATCCATAATAGATACGAAATCAAAGATCTTATTAAAGATAACCAGAGTCTCTAGACTAATCTTTCCACCAAGATACCTTTTTAGGATTACTGGGTGACCTTTGGAACAATTGAAGAGTTCTGCTAATTTTCTCTCCGAGAGTAATTCGTTGCTTTGTTCTTTGAACAAGTAACTCAAACTCTGCTGTCGTTTCATCCACTCGGCGTATGTCCTTTCTCCAGAATTGATAATTTCTCCAATCCATAGGTTTTGTGGGTTATCGGTGGAAACAAAATTTGCTAGTAGAAAATCTACTACTTCTTTATCAGAATATTTTCTAGAGGTTTTTTCAAACCAATACTTATCTTTCCTCTTATTAAATGAGGATACAGTAGCGCGAGATTTTCCTCCATACTTAAAAAAGTCATATTTACGATTAGTAAAATGACTCTTCATAGAAAGATATGTTTGGTAGGTCTCATATGGTGTCACTTTCAGCATCTGCGAAATCAATTCCTTCAATACAATCAACGGTCACACTATGTTGACCAACACGATACCAGTGATGCATTACACCACAAATATCGGGTTTTTTTCCAAGATACTCTAGATTATCGCTTTCGTTTTCACGCAACCATGCCTGAAGACGATGGTGCATTAATTCATCGCGAGAAATCATAGAGGCAATTTTGCTCTTGAAGTTTTCTTCATAAAGTTGAGACGGATAGCATCCCACTTGAGGCGTTCTTTCAAAGATTTTGAAACAAGCTTCGTTACCGATTCTACCTCAAGTTCGTTCACTTCGCAATAGTGAACAATAGCATCGATATAATTAAGTTTTTCCTCGGCAACAATTTTCTCAATTTCAAGAGCAAATTTTGAAGGTGTTAAAAACTTATTCTCGATTGCCTTTTCTAGTTCCTTATTTGGTTCCATAGAGCTCCAGTTTATCTGCAACAAATTTTCTAATGTATTTGCTGAGAAGTTTGATGTACTTTGATTTGTCTCTTTCTTCATAGACCACGCATTCTCCATTTTCACATGCCATAATGATTACAAGTTTTTTGACAGAAATACCTGTCAGTTCATACAACATACAACCGTATGCCATACATTGCACGAAGTAGTGATCGATCCACTCTCGTGGTTTAGGTTTTGCAGATGTTTTAAAATCGATTATTGCTAACTCACCGTTATATTCGGCAATACAGTCAACCGTTCCAGCAATACCAAGTTCCTTACTATATAGGGAACCTTCTAAAGCGTAAATATTATTTATGTTTTTTAGAGTTTGCTTTGAAATCTTGAAGAGAAAATCAGAGATGGGTTGAACCGTAGGAAGTTCCTCGTTTTTCAGAAAGTGTTCTGTAAGAGTATGCATATCAGTGCCACGACTTGTAGCACGTTTAGTGATACGATCTGCCTCTTCATCACCAACTTTCTTGCGCCATTTGACAAAGATCTCCTTATTAAAATGACTGGTCACCGAAGTGATGGAGACCAGTCGGAGGAGTTCTTCTTCATCAGGAACTGAGTAATACCTTACCCCATCAATTGTCTCCCTCTCAAGTTGAGGGAGACTCACATCAACATGATTGAACATTAAAAACCTGCGTCTTTTTTTGCAACTAGATATTCTTTACACAGACCAGAACGAACAATATCATCAAGACCAAACTCAATAATATCAAACGATGGCATTGCTCTAAGAATTCTCATAAAATCGATAATTCCGTTTCTTTCATTAGTTTTTTGCAAATCAGATTGAGTTGCATCACCGCAGAAACAAATACGGGTATTTTCACCAACTCTTGTAATTATACTATCAAGTTCATGAAAATTCAAGTTTTGGAATTCATCAACGATAACAATTGCATTATCAAGAGTAGTTCCACGTAAGAATGATGTGCTCCAGAACTTAATAGTCTCCTGTGCCTTCAGATTAGCATACAGCATCTCAAAGTCGGCATCAGTAGGCATCTGGAACATGTATTTGACCATGTTCTTATAAGGAATCTGATAGATATCAGACTTATCTTCATAAGTTCCAGGAAGGAATCCAATCTCTCTGGTGGATACAAGAGAGCGCACCAGATAGATTCTCTCGTAAGGAGTATTATCGTTTAAAACGTCTTGAAGGGCATTATACAGTGCAATGAATGTTTTACCCGTTCCAGCACAACCATAAGCGATAAGATGTTTCTCCTCTGCATACGAATCAAAAAATCGTTTTTGATTATCTGTTAACGGATCAATATCGACTAGTAAATCTGTATTGATCGGTTTTTTCCTTCTCATTTGCTTGGCAGTCATGCCAATTCCAATAGGGGAGTCGTTCTTTCTCTTTCTAGTTGGCATAAGTTACTTAAATCTTTTTGACAGTTGAACCAGGCGCTTTTTGTGCCTTAGCGAGCACATCATTCCATCCAGGAGCTTTCTTGCGGAGTTTATCCTTCCACTCTCCAACCTCACCAAAAGATGGTGCGTTTTCGGGTGTGTAGTATCTTTCCCATTCGGGATTGTCTTTTCTCCACTGATCCCAGTCATGAATACTCATTACAACATCTTTCGTTTCACCAGTTTCTTTGTTCTTTACAGGATATGTTGCCATTGTTATTAATGATATATTTTTATTTAGACCCACTCAAGTGCTTCAGCACAGGTCGGGAATTGCTCCACGAATACTTTCTTACAACCCTCTGCAAGATCCATATGTTCTTTCTGAGTGCCGTTAGCAGTTCTC